TCGTTACTTTGTTATTGCTTAATGAACACACCTTTTGAAATAGTAGAAGACGAAGTAAGGCGTGAACACTGGCGACTGCAAAAAATAGAAGAAGACGTTGAGGTTCGGGACTTCGTACAAAAGAAGCATAACTTTGACCATATACATAACGAAAGGCGAATCAAAGTATTTAAAGTAGAACGTGACGAAACGGTAATATGGCAAATACAAGAGAAAATAGAGTTAGCACGAGAATACTACAATCAACTAATACAAACAATTTAAATAACACAAAGGTAGGCATCCGTTTTAATGGTGCTTACTGACTGTTATCCGCAGTTTTAATTGCGGAATTTATTAACCTTTAAATTAAATAAGTAAAACAAATAAATAAATAAAAATGGAAACAAAAGTAAACAGCGGTGCAATTTTCAAGAACGAAAACAAAAAAGCGGAAAACCACCCAGACTATCGCGGAACTATTAACGTAGACGGACAAGACAAAGAAATAGCGTTATGGGTTAAACAAAGTGCTAAAGGTGTAAGTTATTTTTCTGCAAAGATTTCTGAGCCTTACAAAAAAGCGGAACAACCTATACAAGCTACGGGCAAATGGATAAAGCCTGAAGAAACAAACGACTTACCTTTTTGATTATGTACATAGATGACTACACGCTACGAAGACTTCTAACGGAGTTACTGCGTAGAAAAACACGAAACCAAATAGTACAAGAAATAAAGCTAAGAGGGGAGAAGTTTCACCAGTACAACTTAGACAAATTCTTAGAAGGAAAAGACGTAAGTTTAAGCACCTTACAAAAAATAGACAAATACGTTTGTAAGCAATATTACCTAGACGGACGAAGCCCACTTTTATAGTGGGTTTTTTGTTAACAACTATTTGTTTATAATTACGTCTATTGTATGTTTAGAAATTAATCATACATTTGTTTATATGAAATGGCTAGGAATAGTTGCTAAACACCATAAAGAATACGTAAGTATAGTAAATGGCTTTGGTGAACACTTCTACGCTGAAGACATAGTACAGGAAACATACCTAAGAATTTTAAAGTACTGCAAACCCGAAGCAATAATAACAAATGGCAACGTAAATAAAAGTTACGTTTATTTTGTTTTACGGAATATGTACATAGACTTTGAAAAGTACAAAGCAAAGCACCCAAAGGTAAGCATAGAAGAAATAGGGCAGTTAGAATGTGAACCGTACTGCGTAGAAAAACACGAATCTTACGAAGAAATAATAAGACTAATAAACAACGAAGTAGAAGGATGGCACTGGTACGACAAAATGTTATTTGACTTATACAAAAAAACTGGTAAGTCTATACGTGAACTAAGCAAAGAAACTACTATAAGTACTAAGTCTATATTTCAAACCTTAAAGCATTGCAAGGAACGCTTAAAAGAAGAAGTAGGTGAAGACTACGAAGACTATAAAAACAAAGACTACGAATTAATATTAAAAAAATGGCAAGAAGAAAAAAACAAGCAGAAGGGCTTGGCGACAGCATCGAACAAATATTAGAAGTTACCGGGGTTGCTAAATTAGCGAAGTGGGTAATGGGTGAAGATTGCGGTTGTGACGAACGCAAAGAAAAGTTAAACAAACTTTTTCCGTATGTAAAACCTGAATGTTTACAAGAAGACGAATACCAATATTTGGTATGGTGGTTTAGCGAAACACGAAACCAGCTAAAACCAAGTGAACAAAGAGAACTAATAAAAATATACAATAGAGTATTTAAAAAGAAACAACAACCTACAAGCTGCGGAAGTTGTTTACGTGATATGTTGTTAAAATTAAAAACTTTACACGATGAGTACGGACAATAAATATTACTTAATAGACTACGGCAAAGACGTAAAAGAATACGCTGAACTAATGAAGCGCACTTTAGAAAAAAAGAAGTGCCATATAATGTATTTACAAACCGAGTGCGACAATTTTTTAGGAGTAGAAGAACTAACGGAAGACGAATTTTTAAACTACTTTAAACAAGCCAGTAATGCAAATAGTTAAAATAAAAGACGAAACTAAAACCAATAAGAAAAAAAATAATAGTTAATTTCTTTTAAATTATGGACAATAGAAAAAATAACGGTGGACATTCTACTAAAAGTCAAGGAGCGGACAAACGAAAGAACGAATATAGAAACGCTTTAGAACTTGCTGCTTCGGTAGAAAACGTAGTAGAAGTTTTAAAGACGGTATACGACAAAGCCGTTAATAAACAAGATATGTCAGCGGCAAAACTATATTTAGAATATTACTTAGGCAAACCAAAAGAAAGCGTAGACATACACACTTCGGGTGATAGTGTAGTAAGTTTTAACGAAATCTTAAGGGCTATAAAAAGTGATAACGATAAATGACAAATATTTAGTATTAGATAACGACACGCGGTACTTTATTTGTACAGGTGGTCGTGGTTCGGGTAAGTCTTTTTCTATTGGACTACTTCTTTGTCTTATGACATTTGAACCTAAGCACGTTATTTTATTTACACGTTATACTTTGCGTTCTGCTAGTATATCTATTATACCTGAGTTCTTAGAAAAAATAGAATTGTTAGGAATACAAGAAGACTTCTACATAACAAAAGACGAAATAATAAATAAGAAGTCAGGAAGTAGAATATTATTTAGAGGTATTAAAACAAGTTCAGGTGACCAAACAGCTAACTTAAAATCTTTACAAGGTGTTACAACGTGGGTACTAGACGAAGCTGAAGAACTAACTGACGAAGAAACCTTTGATAAAATAGATTTGTCTGTAAGGTCAAAAGATACACAAAACAGGGTTATAATGATTATGAACCCGTCTACTAAAGAACATTGGATATACCAACGCTTTTTTGAATCTAAAGGAATGCAAGACGGCAAGAACCTACAAAAACACGATACTACATACATACACACTACTTATTTAGATAACAAAGAAAATTTAAGTAGTAGCTACATAAACCAATTAGAAAACATTAGACTACGAAGACCTGAAAAGTACAAACACCAAATACTAGGGGGTTGGTTAGACAAAGCGGAAGGTGTTGTATTTTCTAACTGGCAAATGGGTTCTTTTCAGCAAGTTTCTAAAAGTGTATTTGGTCAAGACTTTGGGTTTAGTGCAGACCCTACTACATTAGTAGAAACTTCTATAGACAAAACAAATAAAAGAATATACTTAAAATTACATTACTACAAGCAAGGTTTAACTACTTCGCAAATATCAGACTTAAACAAACGATTTGCAAAAGACAATCTAATAGTTGCTGACAGCGCAGAACCTAGACTTATAACAGAACTAAAAGTAAACAACAATATAGTAGCAGCTATTAAAGGTCAAGGTTCGGTGACTTACGGCATAGCACTACTACAAGACTTTGACTTAATAGTAGACCCTGAAAGCACGGAACTAATAAAAGAACTTAATAACTATTGTTGGTTAGAAAAAAAGTCTGCCACACCTATAGACGCACACAATCACGCTTTAGACGCTATAAGATACGCGGTAAGCTATCAATTAGAAAACCCAACTAGAGGGCAATACTTTATAAAATGAGCGACCCTGAAATAAACAAAGCTATAGTTTTAGTTGAAAGTTATATCTACGAAAAGACGAACAAAAAAGTCAAGATAGTATTCAACAACCCTAACAGAATGATGTACCATATTAAAATGCTATTCGAAGCGTATTCGGTAGCACTTGCTTACTACAATAACAAAAAATAAAGTTATACATATATGAAGGTGAAAATAAACATACCGACAAGTCTAGACGAAATACCTTTAAAACGTTACCAAGACTTTTTAAAAGTACAAAGCACGTCTAACGATGAAGAATTTGTAGCGCAGAAAATGATTGAAATATTTTGCGGTGTAGATTTAAAAGACGTAGTAAAAATTAAGGTAACGGACTTAAACGACTTAATACAACACTTTACTAAATTGTTCAGCGAAAAACCTAAGTTAAAGCAAACTTTTGTAATGGGAAGTTATGAGTTTGGGTTTATACCTAACTTAGAAGACATTACTTTCGGTGAATACGTAGACTTAGACGCGCACGTTCAGAACTGGAGTAGCTACCATAAAGCGATGGCGGTACTTTATAGACCTATAAAAACACGAACTAAGAACGGCTACGAAATATTAGACTACGAACCAAACGTAGCATTTCAGGACTTAATGCAGTACGCACCTTTGTCAGTAGCAATTAGTGCAACGCTTTTTTTTTGGAATTTAGAAAAAGAATTGTTAGTAGCTACAATGAGTTATTTACAACGCGAGATGAAGAAGAACAAAATAACTTCAGCGACTTCACCGAACGAGGACAATTCAACCAAACTTGGGGGTGGTATGGAAGCATATATGCAATCGCTAAAGGAGATGCTACAAAGTTTGACGAAGTCACTAGACTACGACTTACTAAATGTCTTACCTATCTCACCTTTGAAAAACAAAAGAACCAAATCGAACACAACGAACTTAGAAAACAATATAGACAATGACGGGGTACTACAACTTATTAACTAAAATAAAAGACCACTTTGACAATGATGCGTTGGTAAACACGGTTACGCAGGGTGACATATTTGAAGTTGACTTAAACAAGCAAACTATTTTTCCATTAGTACATATAATTGTAAACAGCGTTCAGTTTGTAAATAACGTACAACAGGCAAACGTTAGTATTATGGCTATGGACATAGTAGACCTATCAAAAGACGAAACAACTTCTTTATTTGAAGGCAACGATAACGAATTAGACGTACTTAATACTCAATTAGCAATATTAAACAGGGTGTACGAAATGCTAAGACGTGGCGACTTGTACGACGATAGCTTTCAAGTTACTGGAAGTCCTAACTGTGAACCTTTTATAGATAGGTTTGAAAACAAGTTAGCGGGGTGGACTATGACATTTGATGTATTGTATCCTAACGATATGACAATATGTTAAAAACCGTTCAGCAGTCTTTAAACGAATTTCGTGACCACGTAATAAGCGAGGCTAAAAGAAACGCACCTAAAA